CTGTAAGTAGCATCTGCAATTGATTGTCTATCTGATAAGGTAAGTGTAGACCATTCTTTTACCTTGGCGTGCATGTCTGCTTTATTTTCAAATATATGAACGAACTGTTTCATATCATCTGGCAACATTTCTTTGGCGGGGTGTTGTCCTTTATAGTTTTTAACCAGCACTGGAACTCCCCTACTCAAGGATTCCAATGAGGTAATAGTAAAGGTATCATAAGTAGCAAGACCTACGAACGTGCACAATGACTTGCCTATCTCGTTAACCATTTCACCATGGTCTATATTAAGTCTAATGGCTCGATCTGGATTGTCTTTAAACTGCGTCATGTTCTTGTCTATATACCTGCCGTTCTTACTATTCTTGTTAAGGTAATTAAACGCAGTATATACTTCAGTTTTAATGTCTGTGTTATCAAATGCCTCATGTATAAAGAATGTAGATTTTTCACTATTGGCCGCAGAACAATGACGGATAATCCCATCAGACTCTTGCACAGTTTCTCTTTCAGAATAGGAACAGAATAGTGTATCTTCTATAGGAACATTAAACTCTGGCCATCTTTGGTAGAATTTTTCGGTACGTGATTTATGATAGTCTGAACAGTTAATAAATGTGTGACCTTGTAAACAGAAGTCATTCATCAAACCTGCTGAGTTTAGGTCAGACCAGAATCCTGGGTTTGTCATTGATGAGAATACCATGGGTATATCCAAATTCATCAATTTCTCGTATGGGTAATGATTGAACAAGTAGTTAGAGAATATCACATCAGGATTAAACTCTTTAATTGATCGGATCATATCATTGGTAATTGCACTTCTCTTAGACTTCTCATAGTCCTTTACATCAACACCTTCTGGTATTTCACTTTTGAAATAATCAATTCCGTCGAGGTGTTCATGTAAGTCTGTGAATGCAGTATATAACCTTACATCATGTCCAGCACCTTGTAGTGCTCTTAACTGACATAATGCTCCTTGGTCAATACCAGATGCTCGTTTGTGAAACGAAAAGAATGACCTAAATGTATATGGTAAAATAAATACCTTCATTAATCTAATACTTCATCAATGTCCATTTCATCCATCTGACCCTCATCAATATAACGATCCAAACTGTGTGCCTTTTTATCTAGCACTGGGTACCAAATACTTTTGGTCTTGGGTGTCATATTACGCTGGTTGATGAGTTCTGCAAATTCTCTATAGTCTGCCTCATTTCTGAAACGAACCTTAATTAGTTTATATGCTTCATCTTGTGGTTGGTTAAACGATGGCATACCATCCCAATCATAAGGGGTAGTTTCTTCTTCACTACCATCTAGCACAAACAAATTTTGTGGCTCGTAATTGACATACTTATCTCTATTATTCGACATTTAATTCCTCCTGTTCATCTAATGCATCGGCTGATTTTAGTTTAACTAATTTCATACCGTATTCGTTATTACCTTTAGGTATATTTAGACCTGGTTTCTTTGTAGGTTTTATGTGTTGAAATTGGCTGTAATCAATATGATGATGCCAACGGCCCCACTTTTGTGTAATCTTTACTTCGTCTGGATGTTGTGCATGTAGTGATTCTGCAAACTCTCGTCTGTGATCAAAGTCCTCACCAGCACGTGTATCAACACCACCTACTTGGTCAATTCCATATACCTCTTTTGTATTACCACCTTTCATAGTCAATGTGGCAACTTTTCCACATAGCATTTGGTTAAATAGGTAAGTGTGATATCCACCTTTAATTACCCTCAGTGATAAATCAGTATCTTCGTTATACTTTCCGCGCCAATATAATTCACCATATACATCATTAGAAAGTAGAATGCAAGAATACACTCTAGTATTATGATAATATGGCGGCCTTTTAGTAGAGGCTGGACAGAAGAATGCATAGTTCATACCTGCCATTTTGACGTCAGTATATCGGTCAGTAAAATCTTCACATACCCTAAAACATGTTGGGGTAGTCATTTTGGTCTTTCGGTTATTGTGTAACCTATAGAAATTGTGGATATTGTCATCAAGAATCCAGTGTCGTTTGTGCCCTTCATTGATAGAATGTTCCCATACCCAATTTCTTACAGGAATAGAACCACCTAGCAATCCAGTATCTTCACAACGTCTTGCCCATTGTGGGTTATCTCTAAACCCTTCAGGCAAAGTGAGAAGTTTACTGGGGTGAATTACTGCTGCATAAGCATCATATTCTGATTCTTCAATAACAACTCTATACATCGCGCCCATATCATCCAATGACTTTACTGTAAGCCTTGAATCTGCACGACCCTTAGATATAATGTAAATTGGATATCGTGATTGCATTATGTAATAATTCCTTGTTTCTGTGGTACGACAAGACCAGTCTGCATAGTCTTAATCTGTTGGACTAATTCTTCTTTAGGTTCTACCACAAACATAACAAATCTTTCGGATATATTAACACCCTTATCTGCCTCGGTATAAGCCATAAAAGGCATAAACCCAATCTTACCTTCTCCTGCTGGAATAAGGCTAAAACCATCAGTAATAGTAATACTGCCGGTTTTTGTTTCTACATTTCCGATAATTTCTTCACCGGATGATAATCTAACTAATTTCATATTTTCTCCATTAATGTGTATATTATATCATATTTAGACGTGCTTGTAAAGTGTTTAGCCAAAAAAACTTTCCAAAGATGATTGTTCTTCGGCCGACCACCCTATTGATTTGAGTATAGGTTCAATCGGGGCCAAAAAGGTTTTCTCAAATTGTAATTCATAGTCAATATATTTAGACAGGGCAAATTCCTCTGGCAAATACTGAGTGAATCCAATAACATTTTCTTTTAAACTGTTGGGCGTTTTAAGGTATACAAATTTAATCTTCTCGCCGTTCTTAATCGATTCATACTTTTTATTTAGACTATAATTATCAAGTAAGTGATTGTGTAGTAGTGCTGCACGTACATGAATAGGAGTGCCCTTTCTGTATATGGTTGCAGCATCTCGGTATTCAGAAACATTGGATACACCGCGTGGGAATGCAATCTTGTCTGCACCTAGTGAACAGAAGTATTGTTTAAATTGTTTGATTGATAGTTGGGTCTTTACTTCATCGCCAGTCATAATCACTTTAAAAATTTCTTTTAGAGCATCTCGACATGGCTCTGGAGTTGATGATTTAATTGCCTCGATACCCATGATTTTGAGTTTGGGTTCGGAATATCGAACACCCTCGTTATCAAATACATTGAGGATATATCTTTTCTTGGCAGTCCATATCGCACGATCTGCAATAACTTCTCGTTTCATTACCATGCGATTTTCAATGCCACCCATCATTTGATATAATTCATCATATGACTTGGCCAGTTCTGGTTCTAATTTCTCACTGGCAACTTTATCCAAGAAGTCAATAGTGTTAACGGGATTGACCAATTTAACCAAATCATCTAAGCATACATACAACGAATCGGTGTCGATGGCAATGACATAGTCTCTATTTTTGGTAGACAGCACCTTGTTAAGGTACTTGTTAATGGACTCTTCTGCCCATCGTATAGTGAGTTGGCCAGACAATGTGATTGCCTCAGCGATGCGTTGATCGAAGAACCTGAAGTACTTGTTGCCCATAGCACCATAAAGAGAATTAAGGAGAATTTTAATAGCCATTTGCCTATTCTCTGCAATGTTAATTCGTCTTTCGATATCATAAAGTTTTTGTTTATCATTTTTATCCACCTTTTGTAACTCTCTTTGTGCCGAGAGCATTTCTTTTTTAATTCCAACACGTTCACTATACATACCATCAACAAGTGTTGGCATGAATCCTTTCTTATCCGTTCTAAACATCTGGCCGTTACCACCAATGGACTTGCCAGGGTTCTTAAACGTATAACCCTGTAGGATCTTTTCAATGTCTAGGTTCATCACCTCGCCGCTTGCAATAGTCTCTGTTGACATATTGTATTGCATAATCAGTGAAGGATAAAGAGAGTTAAGGTCAAATGATACCACGTTTTCATGTAGTCCAACCACTGGATCTTTTACATAACCACCAGGATAGTTGGTCTTCACTTTTTGATCAAAGAATGGTATCGCAGTTTTATTCTCATATAGGTAACGATAGATGATAGATTCCCATATCGCAGTAACTCCAAATGTGTCGGAATAGTTTACACCACCTTGGTATGCCATAGTGAGACATAATGTAATGAGTCCCATCTTGTCTTCCATTCTGTCAACCAACTCTACGTCTTTGATATTATAATCAATGAATTTTTGATGGTCAAACTTGTATAGTGTATGCAAAGAGCCATGTTCTTCGTATGACAATTTCTTCTCGCCGAGTACTACATTGGCAATGTGATCGAGTCGGTATGATTCTTGATTACCATAAGAGTAGCCAAATTTCTGGAATAGTTCTAGGTAGTCAATAGTTGATATGCCCTTCAGGTCATACGTTGCCTGTGATCGGTTCATAATCTTGACATCATATCGGTCTACTAGACCCCATGGGGAAAATTTCTTGGCCATATCATCGCCAAGGATTTTAAGTGTTCGGTTAATAAGATATGGCACATCAAAGAATCGTATGTTCCACCCCGTAATAATATCTGGGCAGTTAGAAGGTAAACACCAGTGCAAGATAAAGTCCGATAAGAGTTCTGCCTCTGATGAGCACTTCTTATAGACTACACGATGTGTTTTCATTAGGGATTCTTCAACGTCATAATCATTAAGACCCCAAACATAATATGTATTGTCTATGTTATTCTTTAGGGCAATTGATATGACTGGGTATTCAGCCGCTTCTGGTTCTGGGAATCCTTCGTCGGATGCCACCTCAATATCAAATGAGGTTACGTTAATCTTGTTTCTATCCCATTCGATAATGCCAGGAAATTCATCATTAATAAAGGCTGGAATATAACGGTCATTGCCAAAGATGAGGCGACCTGCAGTATTCTTGTTTTCATTAATCCATTCTTTCGCATCGCGCATTGAATCCATTTTGACTGGAGCCACGGGTACGCCGTCTAGGGATTTCCAAGGGGTTGGTTTGGGGGTATTAACAAATAGGGTGGGCTGATACTTGATTTTTTCTTGTTTCTTTTGGCCATTTTCATAGCCACGATAGAGCAACATATTGCCATATCGAGTTACGTTTGTGTAAAATTTCATAACGAGTAAGTCACCTGTTTATAATATGTATATTATATCACATTTTTTGGGAAAAGTAAAGTGTTTTATGCACTTTTATGTACATGCTGTGTACACATTACACTTTTATGTACGAAAAAGTGTAGTTTGTCGACACTTTTATGTACATAAGGTTGGGGGTAATTTCTTACCCCCGCATGATTATGTCAAGTTGGCCCTAAAAAGCAGTCTGTAAAACAATTAACATTGGTGCTAGTCCTAAGATAGCTCCAGTGATAATAGTCAAAGTCAAAACGGTTTTTAAGGTCTCGGCAACGTCATCATATTTGTCAAGTAAATGATTTATATGTTTCATGTTGTTCTCCAGTAAATTGATTATTACAATCCACTGGGTTTCGCTGCTCGCCAGTTTACCCTTTCAGGTATTCTTTCTTCTTTGATGCCCCAGCAGACCCTATTTCGATCTTCCTAGGACGCCTTTCTTCGGGAACTTCTACCCTGGCATTCACCACAAGTATACCGTTCACAAGATCGGCACCGTCTATTACAACAAATTCAGAGAGTCGGAAGGACTTCTCAAATTTGCGGGACGAGATACCTTTGTGTGCATACTCACGTTCATCCTTCTCCGAGTGTTCTGCCTTTACTAACAGAATACCATCTTTCACTTCCACTTGGATATCCTCTTCAGAAAATCCTGCAACAGCCAGCTCAATGATAAAATTTTCATCATCGACCTTCACTACATTGTGGGGTGGATAGTTATCTTGAGCTCTTCCAGCAGAGTGGATTCTCTCAAGTTCATTTAGAATGGGCTCGAACCCAATGAATAAAGAACGCGGCACGTTCATAGTATTTCTTACCATAGCTTCCTCCTATATGTTTAGCAAGGTTAAAATGTGGACCCGATAATTCGGCATCCACATTTATTTATACATCTTTCGATGTTAGTTTAAGCACTTATTGCAAACTTTATTGAGTCTGCCACATTTCATAAATTTATGAAATTTTTTCCATGCCTTTTTAAGTTTTTTCTCCATTACTGTTTCCTATATTGTACTTCGGACACAGTTCCCATTGCGCTTTCTCTTTGTATGGAATGACCTTTATTTGGCGCAATGGAGCCAAATTCTTTGCAGCTGCAGGATTGATTATGGTTACTAGACCCCAATCCGCTAGCAAAGTAGCAATTGTGTTCCTACGTTCTAGGTCATTCTCTATTAGGTTAGATGGTTTCCCGTCCAACAAAAATAGTTCTTTAAAATGTACAATAAAATATCTGCCTTGCTTATGGAGAATATGGCAAGACTGATACAGTTTTTGATCTTTGCGAGATGCTACTCCAATACGTGTTAACGTCTCACGTATCTTTAGAAAGTCATCTGGTTCGTTGAGGGTAATCTCCAGCATATCGGCTGGTACCCAATTTTTGATTTCAATATTTTCGTTTTCCACCTTTATAAATCCTTTGTTTCAATGTTTCAATATGTTCATCATTAAATAATGGTAAAACGGATTTAGCTTTTTCATTACTATATCCATAATATTCTTTAATGAGCTCTAGGTTCTCAACCTCTTGTGGTTTTAGCCACTTGGAAAACCTTTTCTTCTTCTTAATTATATTTATAAGAAAATGATATTGAAGCTTGTTGTCTATGTGATGGTTTATATTCATTTCATTGGCAAAGAGAACCGTATCCGTAAAATAGGATAAGGCTCTATTAACCATGAATGGTGGATAACCTTTCTCTGCTATATCATCTGGCATTATATCCTTCTTAGTGATATTAATGCTGTTTACATAATCAAATGGATTGCTCATTTAAATTTAACTCCAGCCATAATTTCTGTGCAACAAGCCACGAGGTTTAGTTCGTGATCGGCCACAAAGGCATTCTTATACTGGTAGTCAGCAAGTATGAGCACTAGCTGAGGAATGGATTGAGGTTCAACATGTTCACCCATATTGTCATATATCTTACGAAATACAGCAGCTGGTTCTGTGTCAATGTTATCTGCAACCCATTGGCGCATCTTTTTGAAATCTTTGCGTTTAAGTGAATTCATCAATTCGTTAACTGATACATCTGATAGGGTAACCAATATACCTGTATCAATTGTGCCAGATACTGAATACCTTTGCAATTCATTTAATACCCTACGCCAGTCTGGCATATGTTTCATAATCAGTTCTGCAATAACAGGAACTTCATATGATACTTGTTCTGTATCTAGGATTAACTGTATACGTTTTAGGAACTCCGCACAGAGTGTGCCGGAATCCTTCTTTGACATATTAAATTCAATAACAGAACACCTACTGTGTAAAGGCTCAATGATTCGATTCTTAAAATTACAAGTCAGAATAAACCTACAGTTCGCACTAAATTCTTCAATAAAGCCACGTAAAGCAGGTTGGGTTGATTGTGGATTAAGGTAGTCGGCCTCATCAAGTATCACTACTTTATAGCCACCTTGTAAGGAGACCGATGAGGCAAACTTCTTAATTTTATTTCGGAGTGTATCAATACCCGATTCTTCTGATCCATTAATCAGTAAGTAATCAAGATCGAGCTCATTACATAAAGCCTTGGCGATTGTAGTCTTACCTGTACCGGCCGTACCGGTTAGAAGCATATTGTGTAGGTCACCTCCTTTAACAATATCTTCAAAAGTTTTCTTGATTGATTTAGGTAATATACAATCGTCAATTTTTTGAGGTCGGTACTTCTCTACCCATAGAAAATCATCCATTAGAGTACCTCCCAACCAGTAACTGTGGAAAGTCGGAAAGACCTCCAAGCCTCCTTGTCGAGAGCCCATGCTGCCAAATGGTCAGACTCGGGACTAATTTCATTAATTGCTGTCTTAACCCCATGCGCTTCCAGCACTACTTGATTCAGAGTGCATGGCATTACACGGACTTCGCCAGTGTTGATTTTGTTGAAGGTAACTGTTACAGTACCACGTTTGAGTGCCTCGATAAGGCGAGATGTTTCATTTCGATCCATAATATAATTCCTTAATAATAAAAAGTGAGGGGCCCGAAGGCCCCGTGAGATTAAGATTCGGCTGAATCAGAATCTTCTTCTTCGACTGGCATATCACCTGTTGGTGCTTCACCGTCTTTAGGAGCAGCTGCATTTAAGAATGCAACAACTCTGTTTCTCAACGACCCGACTGCTTCCAGTTCTTGGCCTTCGAAGCCACCGCGCTTGGAACAAACATCAATAATTTGTACCATCGTTGCGATGTCTTGTAGAGACAGTTGAGGTGCCTCTGTTTCTGCAGTTTCAACTGCGTTTACTTCTTCAGTCATGTTTCTTCTCCTTTGCAAAGTTTAGACTAATTTAAGGAAGCCCGACCATTCGGCACTTCCCTTATTATCTCCATAATAATATGGAGAATTCTGGTTGTGTATATTATATTTATACACCATAGCTACTAGTTCTTTCTAGTGCAATAAAATATTCTACTGGGTAATTAGTATTTTGCCAGTTTGAAATCAACTTAGAGCTGATTGAAACAAAATAATCACCAGGCAGTAGTTTTAGATTTGGGATATTAACCACAAAATTAAATGTATCTTTACAAGTATTATCTTTGTCTACCACAATATCAAAGGTATTAGCAGTAGAGTCTTTAACGTCTAAGACACTTGCTGTGACTACCCCATTGTCTCCACTTAGGGATAATTCCATATGCCCTAGGACAGAGGCGGCCTTTTTAATTTGATCAAGTACTTGTTCACTTAGTGTAATCCCAACTTCCGCATTAGGCATAGTAATGTCTTTCTGTGGTTGTGTAAGAATTTCTGTCTCAGCAAAGTAGTATTTGATCTTCTGATCGCCATTAGACATAGTCAAAGACTTGTCATCAAACGATAAGGAAGCATTCTCGATAAGGCCATGGACAGATAGAAATTCGTTTAAGTCATAGACTCCGAACTCCAATGGAAAGTCCTCAGTGATATCAGCAATGGCCATAATATTTTTAGCCTCTGATATTGTTTTCACTTTTTGGCCAGGTTTTAGTACTAGGTTAGGATTAACACTAGCAAAGTTTTGTAATACCTTTAGGGTATCGTCTGAAATAATCATATATTCTCCTTCATTTCAATAGTTATATTATACCACGCAATACCTTATTTGTCAAGGTCTTTGTGATGTTCATCATGTACATTAAGAGCAATGATAGCGTAGTGTAGTATCTTTAATAGGTCAGCCCTATTATATCCGTCCTTCTTGCCGTATCGTTGTGTATACTTTAGTACATTACCTAGAGCAAATCCCATGCCATGACCACAATCAATAATAAACTCAGTTGACTGAAATTTATTCTTGCTGTAGTGCCCGTCATAGGTCTTACTTATATAATTAAGGAGCTCTTCACAGAGAGCTCCCTCATTAAACTTAAAATTCGTTTTGGTGTTCTTCATTATTATCCTCAGTTGTAGGTTCATCAAATGTGACTCCCTGATCCACTTTAGAGTAGAGATCCAAGAAAGCCAGTTTAGTATCATCGTCAAACCTTGCAATACATAGGTCGATGGACTTCATTTTATCTTTAAAGATAGAGAAGGTTTGCACAATATGACAGAGCCTTCTTGTTGAAATAACTTCGTCAACGCCATCATCATAGAATGTCTTTCTGATGATATCTGCCCATGCCACAAGATTCTCTGCAAATGATGGGTCAACCGTATCAAACTTTTCCATATGTTTTGAAACGATTTTCTTTTCAATCGCCTGTGAAGGGAATTGTTGGTCAACGGCCACTGTAAATCTTTCCAAGAAGGCATCGTCAATAATTGATGCCGCGGTGAATCTGCCATCTTCCGAACCCTTACCCTTGGTATTGGCCGTTGCGATTACATTAAATCCAGGCGCTGGAGTAATTGTCTCACCCGTCTTTTTAACAAGGACAGGTTTGCCTTCAAGGATACCTTGTAAACACATAATTTTATTTGTAGCTCTATCAATTTCATCGAGCAGTAGAATTGCCCCATTCTCCATAGCTTTAAGAACTGGGCCTTTAGAGAAAATAGTTTCTCCATTAATAAGTCTGAATCCACCAAGTAAATCGTCCTCGTCTGTTTCTGGGTTAATCTGAACCCTAATAAACTCTCTGTTTAATTTAGCGGCCGCTTGTTCGACCATGAATGTCTTACCGTTACCAGATAAGCCACTGATATACACAGGGTAGAACATCTCGGACTTGATGATTTTAACAACATCTCCGAAAGCGCCCCAAGGTACAAAGGTTGGGTCAACTTTGGCAAATGACTTCTCATCGTTTACAATTGATTGCATTTTGGCAACTGTTGGTGCCGGATCCATAGTGTTCACCACTTCTGTACTCATTGTAGGTTTAACTGTATCAATCATGGCACTTAAATCGTAAGTACCGATCTTGACTCTATTCTCGCCATCGATTAGGTCATACCAATCTGGGCCTCTATAACCCATGGCCTTGGCTGTATCCACAATCACATTCTTCCTGAACTGCGTTTGGTCTGGATACGTTGTTACCAATTTCTTGATAATATTTTGGGTTGATATTTTCACTTCATTCATAATTTAACTCCTTATCATTTAATATAGGTATATTATATCAAAAAAACACACCTTTGTCAACACTTTTTTTAAACTTTTTTGTTACAATTGTGTAACATTTTATAACCAAATGTTCTATCAAGCAACCGCCTTACCAAACTTGGTCATTAGAATTTTGTTCTGTTTCTTACTCTTGGCAAACTTCTTAAATGCGTTTCTGATATTAGCATTTGAAGCATCTTCTTTTACCTCGAACCCGTCCTCTTCTGTCGCCAGATGATTACCGCCTTTGACTAGGTAGTATTCGGAATAACCTAATACACTCTGGGCATGAACACACTTGTTCTTTCTGTATTCTTTATTAGCATTTGACTTATACTCTTCCGAATACATCCCCAATTCCTCTGACACAATCCAAAGTCTTTGTCTCCATGCACTGGAATCATCGGCCATAAAGAATCCGATGTTGTTAGTGCCATATTTCTTTTTCATGTTCTCTAGCAGACTCTTGGTTACTTGCCTAGAACCAGTTGTGGTCTTCACTCTACTACCATCAACCATAATCACAGCGTTGTGTCTGTCGGGGTAGAATGTTTCCACGAGTTCGTTTCTGCCATAGTACTGGGAAATTCTGTTTGCATCACCATCGGTAAATGTGATGAAGTTCATCTTTTCAACACCATGCTTTCTTTTGAATTTCTTAACCAAGTGATGTGAAACAATTAATGCTTGATTTAAAGGTGTTGAACCCCATTCTTCAAATTTACATAGGTCACCCCATGAATTTCTTGAAGTGGATGCCCTTTTGTACATATGTTTCATTGACTCGGCAAAGTCAGCCTTATTAAGACTTGATGAACAAATAAGTGGCATTGATAATCCATCGATTTCAAATGGAACGTCCATACCTTGCAATTGATCCCACTCTAGGTTAGGATTGGTTGAAGTAAAACCGTAAACTTCAAACGGGATATTAACTGCCTTACAAAACATTACCAAGTGCATGACTTGATCCATTACATGGTGCATAGAACTAGCCATGGAGCCAGACATATCAATTAGAAGCATCATTCCGTGATTCTTTGCATCTGCCAGTTTAGTAGCAGTAAAGAAGATGTCTTCGTTAGTCTTGTAAGACCATAACTTGTTCACATCAATTGTGCCAGTTTTTGCAGTCTGTGCTCTAGTGTATCTGTATGCCGCTTTTCTCATTTCAAATTCCTTTACAGCAACTTGAACATTCTTCTTGATATTTTTAAGATGTTGTGGGAATTCCGAATAATCGAATTCTGTGTACCACTCTCCGTCTAGTTCTTTTCTTTTGGATTCATGGGTTTTTCTTGCCTCATTAAGGGTAGAGAAATCAATTACTGCCTTAGAGATGATATCCTTATTAACATCATCCAAGTAAACTGGCTGATTGCCATGTCTATCTACTTCAACTAGTGATTTTTCTTTTTCCCTAAAAATAGTATCGGTAATTGAAATATCGTCTTCTGAATGCGTAGGTTCAATAGGGGCGGCAGAGACTGTTTCTTCTGTTTCTGGCTCTGGTTGTTCAGTTTGACCAACTTCATCATTAGTTGAGGATTGTTCATCTTCAGTATTTTCTTGTTCATAATCATCGTGTCCTCCTTGACCTTGTTGTTGTTCTTGTTCTTGTTCTTGTTCTATATCATCACTGTCTAGTGAAGGAGCAGGGGCTGGTTCTGGTTTCTGAATAAGCTCTTCTTGATTTTCTTTTGTCCATGTCAAGATGTCTCTGACTAAATCGAGCACTTCATCAAAGGTTGATGTGTTAAGTGATCTATCCAAGAACACCTTTTCTTCAACACTGAAAGGTACTTCCAACTTAGTGCCGAGTTTGGTTTTAAGATTAATTTTATCAATCAACTTGATTTCATCCCAATCTAGGTCATCAAGTGGACCAAAGAATTCTCTATCAAGAAGTTGTTTGTAGCCTCTGTTGAAACATCCGACGAGACCAGGATATCTAGCTTGTATTTTTCTTTCAATTCTAGCGTCTTCTACAACATTAATATAAGACCTAGGACATCCCTTTAACTTCTCGGGACTATCATGCCATCCTTCGAAGGGTGTCTCCAGTGCATGTCCAACTTCATGACCAACAAATAGGTCATATACATCCTTGTGCATATCTTCCCACAGTGGTAGTCCTAAGACACGATTCTTAATATCAAACCACGCAGTCTTATAGTTACCGTGCTTGATGGTAACATTCTCTTTTGCGAGTAGTTTGGGTAGTAATGTTGATTTTGTCATATCCACTCCTTATCTTTGAATATAGGTATATTGTACTACAATTAGCCGTATTTGTCAACACTTTTTTGTTACAATTGTGTAACATTTTAAGAATATTTTGTTATATAAGGGGGATTTTATATAACTTAACGTATTTTGCTGAAATTCTTATGTTTGAAGAACTCGATCTTGCTACGGAACTTGTTCTCTAATAGGTCGCCCTTATGTGATATAATAAAGACATTAGAATTATCATCTAGCGTACTTAGGATTTTGGTTAGGTTTTCTACCCCATCCACATCCAAACTAGAATCAAATGTTTCATCGAGGATAAGAAGGTTGGTTGCAGCACTATTCTTCATCTTTGCAATCTGTCTCCATGTAAACAGCAAAGATAAATCAATTCTTTGTTTCTCACCTTCCGAGAATGACGCATAGTTAAACGAGTCGCGATGCCTTGATCTGATAGTCTCATTAAAATTTTCGTCCAAATGGAATGCCACAAAAAAGTCCAGTACTTGTAGATACTGATTAATTAACCTATTCATTACTGGTAAATACTGCTTGATGACTTTGGTCTTAATGCCGGTATCCTTTAACATCTCTCCAATAACTTCATTATAGGTTCGTTCTTCTACAAATGCTAGTTTCTTTTCAGTTGAACTATCCTTAGAATTTCTGATAGATTCTAGTTCCTTTTTAGCACCTTTAAGGTCACCAGACTGGCCAGATAAATTTGTAATCTCTTTTTGTATCTTATCTACTTCTTTTTGAATGACTGATATCTTATCATTATTTGAATTAATGCGTTGCTGTCTCTGTCTTAATTCATTTAATTTATTCTTGATTTCATTGCCTTCCTTTTCTGCAATGGCAACTTCTTTCTCTATATTCTTAATATCACTTTGGACATCTGAGGCAGTTTTCTTAATGTCGTCCAGTTTTGCCTTTTTGATATCAACCGTGATTTCTTGTTCACAAGTAGGACAATTATCATTATCTTCAAAGAATCTTGCATCTTTGACTAACGCCTTAATCTTGCTATTATTCTGAGTTTGTGCAGATTTGATATCTGACATCCTGTCCATAAATACCGTCTGTGATTTCTCTTCAGCCTGTAATAGTGCAGTTAGGTTCTTCCCTACGGTCTTTGATTCTTCAAACAGTTTACCGATTTCAACCTTATGTTCTTCCATAGACAATCGCTTCTGTTCTATCATATCTTTATTAATAGACTGCAGATCTTTGATATACTTCTCTTGCGATTCCATCTTTGTCTTATATAACTCAATCTGATGGTTAATATCGGTCAGTTCATCACGTATCTTTGAATTCCTTTCTTTTAATAGCATATTCATCTTAGAGAATATCTGTATATCAAGTAGGTCTTCAATTACTGCTCTACGGCTCCATGCTGGTAGTTGCATAAACGGAATAAATGAACTACTACCCAAAACAACCACCTGATGAAAACTCTTATGATTAAGTTTCAGAATATTGGTTTCTAAGAATTTTTGAAAGTCCCTTGCATTAGATGCTTGATTAATCATATTACCATTCTGCCAGATTTCAAACTTGTTAGGTTTAATACCTCTTACAATTTTAAATTCAGCATTACCGATGTCAAACTCTACTTCTACTAGAGCTTTTCTTTCATTGATGGAATTAATAAGCTGGTATTTACCTATATCTCTATGGGGTTTACCAAAGAGACCAAACGATAATGCATCTAGCAAGGTTGATTTACCAGCGCCATTTTGGCCTACGATAAGAGTGGTGGGGGATTTGTCAAGTTTTATTTCAATAAATTCGTCGCCAGTGGATAGAAAATTCTTCCACTTACATGATTTAAAATGTATCATACTACCTCTAGATTTTGTGCTTCAGTATATAGCTTTCTCAGTTCAACCTTTATATGCTCTTTATCGAGCTCTGTGTCTACAGCCTCAACATAGGAATCAAGCAGTTCTGTAGTATCTTCTAGGGATATTTTCTCGTCATCTACGCTTTCTCCCAGATACTCTTCAAAAGATTCTGCAATCTTCAATTCGTAAGTTTCAATGGATTGCAATTTATCCACAAACTTGTCGAACATATATAAGTCATTTTTATTTATAACAATTAGTTTAATAAACTTTTTCTCAAATTCGGATACATCTACTTCATTATAATCCACCTTAGTATCATCATAGATTACCTTTTTAAACATAGTAATAGGGTTACGGACAGCAGTTATCTCTCTAGTTTCTGTGTCTAAAACATGAAAATACTTAGGATCATCTACATCTGCCCAGGTGAACTCCATTTGAGAACCAAGGTAGTGCACATTCCCTTGATGTGATTTAGTGTGGAAATGACCAGATAATACCATTTCAAATCTGGAGAATACATCGGCATTCATACCGTGAGGATTAGGCATACCTGCCATCATTTCAAACCCCTTTAACTCCAAATGAGCTCCAAGGATAGGTGCCTCACATGTCATTGCCCACTTAGTGTATTCTTCATAATTGGCATTATTAATCCATGGAATAACTGCAACTCCAAGACCATCATAATCCAACACAGTAGGTTTCATTATGATATTTACGTTGCTGGTAAAATACCCTAGCAGTTCTTTGAGGCTACAAAGTTCGTTGGTGTTTTTGTAGAACACATCATGATTTCCGGGTATAATATCCATGGTAATCCCTGCATCACGCATAGGCTCAAGAAAATGCTTACGATTAGCATTGAGCGCCTTAAAGTTAACGAATTTTCTGTGCTCATAATAGTCTCCTAGGTGCAGGATATTTTTGATATTGTGTTGTTTTAGATACGGGAAAAATATTTTCTCATAGAATTGCTCTTGATACTTTAGAAATATATCCGATGAATTTCTTACCCCACAATGGGTGTCATTTAAAATAGCTACTTTCATATATTATACCATAAATAATTCTAGTTTTTCGCGTTCCTTTTCTTCTTTCGCGAACTGTTTAATCTTAGCATCTTTAGTCTTGACTTGATCAATTCTTTGTCTTAGTGTATCGACATATTGCATAGTAATTTCTGCGCCTTCATTGTCCATACCCATAGCTACAAAGTCCTCGATGCCCATCTTCTCGATGAACTTAAACTTGATATCCTGTTGTTTCTTCTCTTTGGTTATTCGCCTAATAAAGGCGAAATAGCATATCTGTGTAAAGTAAGAGAATGCATTAGGTTTGCCGGTTCTAGTTGATGCTTCGATATTATAATTTCCAATGGCCCTTAAACAATTTTCTACTGCATCCATTACCATTTCTTCTCGGTAAGTATATCGTACAAAATTAGGTCTATGTGATAATCCCTCTGCAATCTTAATAAAACATTTTGCAATGTAATCTGTCACTTTGGGTGGGTTCGTATTGGTTTCACGTGCAACTGCTACTTCTTTTGCATAGTCATAGACTGCTTCCGAGAATTCACGGTTGTTAACATAATGTGGTTTTTCTTTAGGCTTTAATTTTGCCATCTTGGGTTTCCTCCATAATTAGTATATTATAACATGCTTTCAATCAAATGTAAACAAAAATCTGTAAAAAAGATTTAATTATTTTTAACAAAAGTGTTGACAAATTCGGCTAAATGGTATATAATAATATAGTAACCCGAGGGGGTAGAGGTATACCACATTAATGTACTGTCTCCTTAGTCGGTACGGGTTCATAGTCCTCATCTGTTATTTCTTCTGTAACTTCAAAACGGTTGGCAATTTCATTAGTGATTCTTTCTAGTAATACCTCATGTGATTCGGGAGGGGCGAAAGACTTTTTCTGTAATGCAAACTTTATGTATTCTCTCTTAATGTCTTCCACTACACTAGAATCACCTACTATATTATGCTTGTCAATAGAATGCCTGTTCTGTTCTGAAAATGGAAACCAAGGAGTGAACTGATAGCCACCCACCATACTGCTGTAAACTGAAACTGGTCGTTCTACTACATAATTATCCCTATTATTAGCACTGACCAATGCAATGATGTTATCACCGTTGATTAATTTAAAGTTTCTTATATTTAGGTCTTCCATATTATATATTTATATCGAATAGCTTGTAGTCAAATTTCTCTTTTGAATATATCTTAATGCGCTCTGCCGCATGAACTAGTGTATAATTCTTTCTGGACTTCCAATGTAAGTCATCTGCTATATCGTATACCTTCGTATTCTTGCCATCAGCAGACTTTCTTAACCCTCTACCTATGGACTGTAATACCCTAATCTGACTCTTACTTGGTGAAGCAAATATAATATTGTGTAGGCGCTTAATATTAATGCCAGTAGAAAAAGTACCCATACTCGCCACAATAATTGCGTCATTCTGCTCTTCGGTAATAGCCCTAATTTCCTCTCTCGTATCAACATCGGTTTCTCCACTTACATAAAACAGTTTTCGTTGTGTTATATCGAGTTTATCAAACTTATTCTTTAACATATCATGTAGAGGTTTGCCGTGTTTATCGACATATTGGAATAATATGAGTGTGTTCCCATCACAATCCATGGCCAGATTGGATATAAAATTATTTCTTGGCTCATACTTTACTATAAAGTCCATCTCAGCCTGATAGTCGCGTTTTTCTTTACAGTATTCATCTGCATATTTTAATAGTAATATGTTAATATCCAACTTGGCCAAGTCATTACTATCCATTAATTTCTTAGTGGTAGTCACCTTATGTACAGGCCCAAATAATCCTTCTAATACCAATTGATGAGTCTGTGTTCCATCCAAAGTTCCTGTAGTGCCCATTCTAAATTTACACTCAGTACATTTTTCCAAAATAGCAGTAAGTGATTTTGCCTTGAATGAATGTGCCTCATCTCCTATAACCATACCATAGGGTTGGAACCAGGTTGACTTTTCTTTATATATTGACTGCCATGTAGTGATAACTACTCTATTAGGTATGTTATACTTCTCTCGTCCTGCATATATTTTGTGACAATTTTCATCTACATTCCACTCATCAAACTGGGAGTAATCAGCAAAGTCTGAATACATCTGTTCTACAAGAGATGTTGTGGGTACTATTAATAGGACATTCTGATCAGATGCTTCTAAAAAGAACCTAACAGCCATGTAAATAATAAGTGACTTACCTGATGCAGTAGGTGATAGAAGTAAAGACTGACTGTTAGAAAGCGCGTGTTCTAATGCATTTAATTGGTAATCCCTAGGGGTAATTTTATCTCCACCAGCAGTGAGTGTTAATTCATTTAGCAGTGCTGGTATGTCTATAACATTCTTGGCTCCTGGCATACCATATTCGCCATTATCTAGTTCTATATCATATTGTCTAGCATTAGCAAATTCTTGCATATATTGGAATAACCCAGTATATAAAGTTTTCTTCCTTAGGTCATATAAACGAATTTTTCCATCCCACATACGATTTTTATATGCTGGCATGAATTTATAACCAGGGACATAGAAACAAAAATGTTCAGCCAACTCTTGCTCTATGGATGGCTCTGTGAGTATTTCCAAGAAGGATTCGTTCTTCTTTTTTATTTTTATTACGTCCATTGTGGTCCTACAACCCACCCTACAATAGAGAATCTAATTCCCTTTGTAAGTGGTGTTATTCTGTGATGCATAATAGAAGGAAACACAATTATAGACCCTTGCTTACGAAAGGTTGAAAGGTCAATGTTATCAGCATCCCTAAATTCAAAATCACCGCCTGTGTATTCATGTTGTTTAGATAGTTGTATTATATATGTAAATTTTCTATGTTCTGGCTCAGACCATATTACATCTTGGTGCCAGTCATACTTACCACCTGGTCTATACTGTAACAATCTGGTCTCGTTAATTCTTTTTATTTTATAACTGAAACCTTTATTTCTTTCTTGCACAAGTTTGGCTACTTTCTGATCCAACCATGCAAACTTGCCGGTTATATCATAGGTATCAACTATACGAGCATCTTGATTCTTAATAGTAGAACCTTTTTCCCATTTAGGATTAATTGCAAATATTTTCTTTAGCTCGTTATGCGTAAGAAAGTCATTAAATACCACTGGTGAATTTTCTCCATTCAATCATATTCTTGATATTCTGATGTCGCCATTTAATATTTTCCATTATCTCTTTAAGGGTATCACACATCTCTTTTTGATATTCCATCTTGGCTTGATGTTCTTGTATAACAGGATCGGCATCATACCACTTATCCATATCGCCTTTAAGCACAGTCAAACCGTTAAGTGGATCATAGTCCCATCCTTTGGAGTCCATTTCTTCTTTGGATAGTTTACCATTATAGTGCATGAATTTATCTCTAAGGATAATTTTGAAGTCAAGATCGAGCTTCTTTAACTTCATTTTATTGACACTATATAATTCTAGGTATTTCGAGTGTAGTTTGGCAGAGTCGCGGGAGGATTCATCAAGTCTCATTTCATCAATGAGTGAATCTTTCTTCCACATTTCTAAAATTTTTTCTAAGTTATTCATAATCTAATTTCACCGGTTTAAAAATAATGTGTTTTAAGTACTATTATACTACAAAACGAGACAAAAGTAAACCCTTTATTTAATCTCAAAATATGTATATTTAAAACTAACGTCCGCTTGCAAATATTCAATGTCGGTTTGCTGTGTAGAAAATTCTATTGCAGATAGTGATGTAGGGAAACAATCTTTGAATGATATTTCCTTACTTACATTGTTATGTGATGTAAGAATAGAAAGAGTAGCATCAAACTTATATGACTCGCCTTTAGGATCACCTAAAACATTATGCATCCAATTAAACATTTCTATATAATTATCCATGTCTTCTGTTACATTAAAACGAATAGCAAGTTCATCAAATGTCATTCTATCACCACTCATTCCTATATTAACACCTTTATAGGGAACAGTGGCTTCCGACATAGAAATACTAGGTAGTGTTACAGCAGTACAAAAGTACTCAACATTAGGAAACTGTTGTGCATTTACTTTAAATTGAAATCCTACAGGACTTAAAAAGTTTTTATTCGTCGTCAGTGTCATCTTCTTCCTCGTCTATATCTGCTAAACCCCACCAATTCCATCGGCCGTCTTCTTTCTTTTCTTCTTCCATATAACTATTTATAAGGATAAAATCTTTACCATAAAAAAAGGGACCCCGAAGGATCCCTTTAGTCGAACCGAATTAACGATTATACCTTAGTCAAGCATAATTCCGTCAACTCTAAATACTCTGAAGTATGGGTTAGAACGATTCGCTCCAGCTCCACCAGCAGTACCCACGAATGGGTTCTGTTGCATTCCGTATCTAGTTTTGAAACCGATTCTTGGTTGGAAGTCTTCCTCACCCACTGCTTTAACCATAGTTAAAGGAACGTATGGGCAATAGAATAGACCTGCGTCATAAGGATTAGATCCTCTGTAACCAACACATACAAAGTCTTCTGTCGCATATGGATCAACATATACTTTAAACTTACCATTAAGAACACCAGCAAAAGTATTACCAGTATCATCAACAGTTAGGTTAGTTGCAAGAGCAGGACTGTAGTCCAACATACCTGAAGCAGCAAGAATTGAAGCAACATCAGAAGAACAAAGTACAAAGTTACCTTTTCCTCTTCTTGTTTGCTTAGCAATAATGTTTGCTTCTCTTTCGATTTGCATGATAAGACCTTTAGCCTTCTCTGCCAACCATCTGCCATCTGAATCTGTCTTCATGTTGAAAACACCTTTAAGAGCAACAGAGTCCTGTCTAGCTCCAATGATAGCTTTTTGATACACAGTTCTTACCAACTCTCTGTTGATTTCTGCAAGAATTTCTGCAGAAAGAATGTTAGCAAGTTCTGCTTCAGCGTCAAGACCGTGAATTGCTTTAAGGTCTTGTGCTAGTTCCATTGTGTACTCAGCTTTAAGTGCTCTGGACTTAGCAGTTACTGTTGCTTTCTCGATTGAGAATGCCATTTCACCGAAAGATCCACCAGCATTTGGAGCAGGTGTACCCAATGCTTCAGCCGCATCTGTATCCATACCAGAACCGAAAGTAGATACTGTATCGGTCTCGTCGATGATGCTGTTATTTGCAGGTGATGTTTGATCAGTAACTCCACCAAGACCAGTTACTCCACCTGCGTCTGCAGAGTGAGTTCCAGTTCCTGAGAAGTCTGTATCAGCTTCACCAAATAATGCCTCAGTACCACCTTGTGTGCTGTACTTAGACTTCATTGCAAAGATAAGTCCAGTAGGACCATTCATTGGCTGAACACCAGCGATATCATATGCAATAAGGTTAGGCATTGCTCTTCTTACCAATGAGATAAGAACAGGATCAAAGGTTCCAATATTAGAACCTGTTGCGTTTGCAGCGGCTGCTTCACCTAAGAAGTTACCACCAGCGTGAGCAGCTTCTTCTCTAAGAGCTACTTCTTGGTTTTCCAATAGTCTTGCAACAGTTGCTTTTTTGTGCTTGTCCTGAATTTCAGGAACATCTGAATGCTCGAGTACTGGAGACCACTTTTCCATTAAGTTTGAATCTGCGTTAAACATTTTTTGTTTTCCCCTATTAGATTTCTATTTAAATTTAGAGATTGCTTGTGAGTATCTATTCATAACGTCACTAACTTCAGCCGGAGCCTCGTCAGTTCCTACTACGTCAGATACTTCATCAGTTGATTCGCTAATTTCTTTAGTAAAGTATGACTCTTTAACAACTTTAACTTTCATTTCAAAGTTATCCTTGTTATCGAACTCAATATCTTCAACCAAAGAACCTAACTTCTCAGCTTCTGTGTCTGCAAGCCCCGAAGATTGTTCTCTTACTACCTCAGCTCTTTCTAAAGTTTGAACTGATTCGTGTAGTTTGATATTATCTTCTGTGGTTTTATTTAATGATTCTTCAAGTTCAGAAACTTGTGCAGCCAATTCGTCTACCAAGTCTACCTTACCTTCAGGCACATCGATGTAATGTTCTTTGAACACTGTTTGTAAAGAAGCCATGAATTCTTCAGCAAGTTCAGTCCTAAGACCTTCTGTTACTGCAACTTCATTTTGATCCATCCAGTTAGAAACAACATAGTTTAAGTAAGAATCAACTTTCTCAACCAGTTCGCCTTTAACGTCTGTAACCTCTTCTTCTAAGTTTTGCGCGTATTCTGTTTCTAGCCTTTCAACTTCCTGAGCCAACTTACTTGTAAGTACAGCTTCGAAAATTGCACCAGCTTTACCACGGAACCCATCAGACAATGTAGCCTCTTCAGCAATCACTGCATCTAAATCCTCTTCAAAATCAATGGACTCTACTTTAGCTTTCGCCTTGAGCTCATTTTTCTTTTGAGGTGCAGATTTTACTGCCTTATCAACTGAAGCAACAGAGTCTTCCTCTTCGCCTTCGCTGACTTTGGCCATTTTTGCAAAAAGTTTTTGCGCATCTTCCTTTCTAGCTTTCTTCAACATTTCAACTGCTGCTGAGATAACACCGGCTTTAGTTTTAGGAACACTAATTTCTTTGACTTCAGGCTCTTCGTCCTCTTCGTCTTCGTCATCAGCTTCTTCTTTAACTTCGTCCTCATCTTCGTCTTCATCAGACTCTGACTCGTACTTACCTTTCTTGTGTTTGCCTTCTTCAAGAGTTTCCTCGTTTTCAACTTGTTCGTCTTCAACGAGCCCTTCTTGATCAAGCTCTTCAGCATCTTGTTGAATGTCTTCAGAAACTAAATCTTCATTTTTAATTTCGTCATTTGACATTTGTATTCTCCTCTATTAAGAATTTACAAGTTTAGAGAGGAAATTCTTAAAAGCTTTAATCTCAACATCGGATGATCCAATGCCTCGAGCTTCTTTTATTTCAGTCTCAATTTCTTCAATTTCTTGTGGTTTCAGTACACCGTTGTTCCATACCCACTCAACACCTTCCATGATTCCATTGACAAACGCCTCTGGAGCACTAGGGTCTTGAACGATATCGACAGTAGAAAGCATAAAATCTTTACCTACATACGATGCACCTTGTTTATTCACAAGAGTTCCCATACCACGACTAGAGACACCAAGCTTAACTCCACCTTCAAGTAGTCCTTCGACTATTTTTCCCATAGGGGTATTAAGTATTGATGCCTTTCCCACAACATCAGTACCGTTCCAATTTAGTTCGGTAATTTTGTGTGAAACTTTATCAAGATTGATAGTCGGTCCTTCTGGGTGATTTAATTCACCAACCGCTCTACCAGTCTTTACTTGTTCTTTTACATATTTGTCTACGGCGCCTTCTAAAATGGACTTTTCATATACTCGTCCATTGCGGTTCTTTTTATCCGCTTGCATAAACACGCCTTCGATGACATACTGTTTCTTGCCATCTTTAGTTCTTTCAGTAATAACCTGAAGGTTACTATCATGATACTCTGATATCAGCCTCATTCTAGTTCTTCTCCCATTAATTTGATAAAATCATTTGCAGACTTTTCTGCTTCTTTGGCGTTCTTAAAACTGTCATCCAGTTTATCACCGTTAATATAGACACTATAATTCTTGCCTTTCTGTGCAATTACAATATCTACATTCTTTCTTTTGCCGCCCTTCATAGTCTTAACTTGTTTCTCGCCGGATGCAAGTTTTAACTTTTCACGCAGTTCTACAAATGTTTGCATTTATTCTACCTCTTCGTCTTCCGAAGATTGTTCTTTTCCAATACTTGATGCAATATCAATTTTTCTTGCATCAAGTGCTGCTTGTAATTTCTGTGCAATAACAGTATCAAAGGCCTTACCAGCCGCTACGTTATCACCTTTACCAACATTGTCAATCAAATCATTAATTGTAGTCATTATTAAGTTCTCCTATTATATATTTATAAAAAATTAAAAGTCAAGGTCGTCATCATCGCCTTGAGCACCGGATTCCTTTTCTGCCTTAATCTGGTCTTCCATTTCTTTCATAGAATCCTCATCCATTTTAAGTACATTCTTAGCAATCCATTCAATGGATACATACTTGCCAGCATATTCATCCACAGTCCCTAACATCTCGAATCGTTCTCTCATCATCTCTGATTCTTTTAACTCCGAGAAGTAGTTATCTTCAATATAATCATATGCAATATATGATTTCCATTCATTCCAATCATTAGCAGTTATAATACCTTTTAGTATTAATTGAGTTCTAAGTAATTGGTTAAAGGTTTCACTAAACCTTTTTCTAAGTCTGTCAATAAACTTCTTAAATTTAATCTCATCCCTAGTAATTTCGGTACTTCTACCTAAAGTAAACTGTTGCTCTTGCTCCAATCTATTTACTGGAACATTTAATGACTTATATAATTTCTTTTGGAAGTATATAATATCATCAATCTGGCCAAGATTCTCTCCACCAGGCAGTGTTGAAATTTCAGTCCCTCTTCCGCCTTCTCTACGTGGCAAGAAGAAGTCTTCCAACATTGACATATGTTTTCTATCATCTTTAATATCACCAGTCTTTGCGTCATATACCAACTTATTTCTATATTGACTCATAATACCCTTGAGGTATTCTTCTGCCTTACCCTTAGGTAAATTACCGACATCAATATAAAAGATTCTTCTTTCTGGCGCTCTACTGATTCTGTAAATTACCAATGAATCTTCCATCATGCGAAGTTGGTTAACTGGTTTAATTGCCTTATGCAAGTAAGATAGTATTCTCTTTCTCTGAGGATCCAACATCCCAGAAGTCGCATAACATATTGCGTCTGGATGTATTTTTAATCCCTGGCCAGCACTATTCATTTTAGTGTCTTGGAATAAAAAGTATTCTTCTTGCTTCTTAATAAGTTTCGCCCCAGTCTTAGGGTCTTGTTCTTCTTCGATTTCTTTGACCTTTCTTAATTTAGTTGGGTCAATATATCTTAATTCTTTAATCCCGTTTTTAGGGTTCTTATCATCAATAATAATATGATAAGGTAATCTTCCATCAACATACCACTTTCTGAATATATCATGTGCGTATGAATTAAAATTCAATAACCTTAATACTGTTTCAAATTCATTCTTAACTGATTCTTTGATCTTATCAGAAATTTCTAATTGATCAAGAATAAGATTAACAGGAGCCTCGTCATTATCTCCTACAATTGATTCATTAATAATATCCTCAATCGCTGCATCACATTCTGGTTGAGATGCAATGTCACGATACTTGAATATTAAGTCAACTTCATTTTTGGCCTTATCACCATCTAAATCTAAATATGCACCAAAGTGCCCACCGGTTGTAATTACACCAGTGCCGTCTTCATCGGTATTAGGGACAAATGAAGGCCTAATAGGTTCTTCAGATTTCCTTTTAATTTCAAAACCAAAAAATTCTGCCATATTCTTTTCCTCAAATAATATCGGGAGGGAATAAATCCCTCCGTCTATTATATTTATACATCAAATTATGATGTAGTGTCTGACTCCCAATACTGAACTTGTAGTTCAACCGTAAATTCTTCGATTGCATTTTCTGAATCATAAGAAAGGTCGATTGCACCTATGTTAGTAGGGAAAGTGCCACGGATATCATACTTCTTAGTGACTTCTCCAGCTTTATTTAATTGTTCTACAATCATGTCAGCCTGATAGTCAGTAGGGTTTGATAGACCCGTATTTTCATTATGGTTATTAATACCATTCATCCATCTCTCAAATGCTCCTCTTACATTGAAGTTTACATCATTAATGATAGTAATACTCCAAGGCTCGAAAGTTCTGTCACCTGCGATCTGTAATTGTCTACCACGGAAAGGAACCATGATAGGAGCAATAATTGATGCGGGCATCTGAGCACCTTTGCACAAGAATGATGTTAGTTCAACATCCCCTTGAGCGTATGAAGGAAAATTACATGTTACCTTGAACATGTTAGCACGAGCACCACCTCCAACTAATTTGGATTTAAAATCGTCTACGCCTAAAATTGCCATTTTCTATTCTCCCTTATACACCAGCGATTTCAGAGAAATCGACTCCGGTTCTTGTTGCCACAAAGTTAAGAGTGATGAAGTTAACAGATCTTGCAGGCTTGATAAAGATATCAGCCACAAATCTATTAGCATCAACAACTTGACTTGTGTTGTTAGTTTGGTCACATACAACTGCAAAGTCTGTTAGACCCCTTCGACCTTTTACATCTCTAAGGAATGGTTCAACCAAGTTTCTGAATTGTGCACGAGTAAACTCGTCATTGAATTCAAATAGTTGCGCCTCTGCTGCAGTTGAAATTGCTTTTTCCAATACAATGAATAGTCTTCTGACGTTAATTCTGTCAAAAGCAGAAGGTCTTTTAAGTAAAGTTTTGTCTCCAAATAATACAGTACCTTGACCAGGCAATGAAACAATTGGATTAACTCTACTCTTATAAAGAGTATCTCTATGTGCTTTAGTAGGATTGAATGCTAATTTAGTGATACCTAGTAATTGACCACGATTTACACCAGCTGGTGAGAACCATGCGTCAGCCACATCATCAGTGTTAGCACACAGACCAGCCTGATGGCCGCCTGCACCAATCCATCTATACACATCATTGTATTTGTCATATACATAAACAGCAGTTGAATCACATGCTGCATATGATGTTGAAGTTAGGCCTTGGGCCCAAGTTGATACATCAGTTTCTGGGTTTGTTCCATCCCTAGAATCTTCAATTGGAGGTGATACAAAGGCCATACAATCTTTTCTTCCGTTTGCAACAGAAATAAGATGTCCAGCAATTGCACTCTGTCCATTTGCATCAGGATAACCAAATAATAAATTAACATCTACAGTATCTGAATCACTGAATAGGGTAAGACCTGTTTCAATTTCTCCAGTAGTAGGTGCGTTATCATCTGTTCCTCCGGATAGAGTATTTTCAATCGGAGCAGTTACAGTTGTAAATGCAGTAGTTGCTGCAATAGTACTACCTGCATTTGTCAATCCTGCAGGAGCTGCCAACCATCTGATGTAGTCTGATTGATTATTAATTACGTCAACATAGTAGTTAGAAGTACCATCTGCCTTTTTAGCATCAGAACCTTGTGAAACGAATTCAAAAGTTTCTAAGATTGTACCCTTCTTACCAGACCATGCTCCAGTAATGTCGATAACTGCAATATGAAGTTCATCTTTTGCAGCCGATTTTCCTAAGTCTACCGCATAGTCGGAAGTGTCAGGAGCTTCTGTGAATAAGTCCTTATACTTAGGGTGTGATGCATCAGCTGGTGCCCATGCTGCATATGCTGTTGCATTAGCAGGACATACTGATACTCTAATAGCATTTCCTAATTCACCTGGATATTTAGCAACCCAAGCTCCTTCAGATACACTACCTCTATTTTCATAATCAGATTGATTTCCTATAAAGAGTCCACCACCTCCAACTGTTGCATTGTCATGCCCAGTTTTGGCTCGAACTACTTTAAGAGCGCCACCATACTTCAAAAATGATGCCGCCGTGAGGAAATATTTATAAGTATTAGAATCTGGTGTTCCGAAAGTTTCTGCTAGTTCTTTCTCCGAAGAAACAGTCACAATCTCAGCTACCGGACCCCAATTAAATGACCCAGTCATTCCACCAATTGCAGTTGATACTGCAGGTACTACACCTGTTGCATCTACCTCATTGACTTGAACTCCTGGTGATACTTGAAATGCCATCGCTTTATCCTCTCATTGAGTTAGTTAATATGTTTATCATTATACGAATTTTCACTACTTTTATTTATAAATAACAGTATCCTACCGCAATAACTTATCAAATGCATCATGTTCAAACCATAAATTATCGTCGCCCAGTTTCTCTGGTATAGGTAAATCTTCGTTATCTGGTATAAATCCAAATGGTAACATATCGTCTTGTATTGCTTTAAGTCTTTCTTTATATAACATATCTTTCATATTAATATCTGATATGCCTTCGAATATATCCGTAGTAACAAACCATGCAAACATTACTAAATTCATCATTAAGTCATCATGGTTTGGCGCCAATGCTTGATACGAATTGCCTTTACTCACAAATGTACTCATTTCTACAATAGTGTTGGCGTCTTTAATTGATAATTTCTTTTGTTCTATTAAATCCTTAATTGTAGAACATCCAATTCTTTTCACTCTACGAGTCATTGTGGCACCAAGTGCATTTGCCTTAATACTAGATTCTACAAACATATTTTCATATTCTAAATCATAATATAACCCATTACACACCACAGCACCTTGGTCATTACTTTCTATAATTACATATGCCTTATTATAGTGAGTTGCGTACTTGTAGATAATATCTGGTAATAACATAGGTGATATATTATTATCTCTAAACACTACTACTTGTTCAAATGGTCGTTTTGTAATATCTATAATGTTAAATGTAGAGTAATCTTGACCTCTACCTTTGGCAACATCAACAGTCATTACATAATCGTGTCTTTCTATTGGAGTTTCGTATATCCAAATATTTTCTTTATATTCAATAGGGTCTAATGATTTTTGAGCCAATAAGTGATTTGCATCAATAAGTGTATTACCACGGCCATGAAAAGTATTACCGAATTCTTGTTCAAACTGTAATTCAGAAGTATTCGATATGGTTTCTTTTTTCCATGCTTCATCACGCCCTGGTACGTCCCACCAATCTACCCTAAAGGGTTTATATTCATTGGTTGATTGCGATGCTCCCTCCCATATTTTATGGTATACATTACCGATACCGTTTGCAGTAGAGGTAATAATAACCTTAGTATCTTTACCAGAAGATACAACAGGATATGTTGAGGTATAGAATTGTGCATCATTTTCTACAAAGGCAAACTCATCAAGAAAAAGTAAGTTGATAGATAAACCACGAATGGATGAACCAGAAGTAGCAGCTGCCATAATCTTTGAATTATTTGAAAACTCGATCGAGCCTTTATTTAATGCCTTACACCCAGGCTGTAAAAAGAATGGTAAATTCTCTAGTGCGAGTGTGACTCTGGCCAACATTTCTCTTGCAGTTGCACCTTTATTGGCGAGTATTGCAATGTTCTTTTCGGGGTGAAAACACGCATACCATAAAAGATATACTACCGAAGATATGGATTTACCTGACTGTCTACACGCTAAAACTATGCTAAATCTGTTATCATTGAAGTGATGAAACATCTTTTCCTGATACGGATACAGATCAAAGGGCACTAAACCCTTATCCAAAGATATAACTTTGATATACGTACGAGCGAAGTATGCAGGATCCTTCATGCATTTAGCATATTCCAATACTTCTTCTTTAGTGAATTGTGTTTCTACGCCGTCCCGTTTTACAGAAGGATTACCTAGATACCCAAATTCGCTATTCTTTATCCTCTGCATGTTCTATAATCTTCTCATTATCTTGTGCTAGTAACCTTTGTAAATCAGTAGTAGAACCAACAAACACATTGTTATTAGTAACTTGTTTTTGTTCTTCTTCTTTCTCTTCCTTATTTAACTCTTTCTTACTTTTTTGTAAAGACATGAGTTTTTCTGTAGTATCTCCCAAATTCTTAATGGTAGTGGATAATACTTCAAAGGCTCTAGGGTGTTCTGATTCTCTTGCCAATTCAGATAGGACATCAAGAGAACGTACTCCAGTATTAATTAAATCTCTATAGGTATCTCGCGAGAATTCATAATCATCTTTTATATCCTTATCTATTTTTAAAGGTCTATCCTTCTTAATAGTAGGCAAATTCTTTTCCAAAGAGGCTTTTAATTTATCTTTCTTTTCCATAATTATATCCATGACAGTTAACTAATAGTAGTTGTTACTGTAAAATTATCATCCTCATCTGCATTTGCTGGAGTAATAGTAAAGTCCATATTTTCTAATATCTCCGAACCGCCTAAGTCGCCATTAAAGTCTATATTAACTTCTCTAATGACACCTTGGTTACTTGTAGGTCCAAAGAATTTCATTTTCATTGTAAAATCAAGTTGATATATAAGAGCTCTTCTTGTTAAAAAATCTCCCTCATAATCATCACTAATAGTAACACTAGTTAATATAATAGGCACATCTTGTTTATATGCAAACCCATTTACTGGCGTGATAGTGACTGTATATTCTGGTTGAAAGTAAGGCAGAATTTGTTCTACTACTTGTAAACCATCATCTTGATTCTTTGCCATAACATATAAAGACATATTAATATTATATGCTACTTGATGTTTAATTGACTTTTTCTTTGTTACATCCGATGCATGACTTTCTACTATCACATTTCTTTTTGCAAGTTTCTGTGTAGAGTCAAGTTCTAGTGATGTAATTTCAAATGCCATACGTGGTAATTTAATTGCCATAGAAGCATCTGCGCCAGAACTCTGGTCAAGTCTAGCTAAAAACTTTTGTTTTGGGCCATATGCGAGTGGCACTTTTATTTGGTTTACAACCGAACCATCTGATTTGGTTCTAATTACATTAATATTATTAAATATAGTACCGAAGACCGCTACGGCCTTTCTCATGGTTGAATGATAAAAATGTGATCCAAACATTAGTAAGTCTCCGATGGGTCGCCGAATGGATTGGTTTCAGTAAAGTCCAAGAACCCATCTGCCTCTATTTCAAATGAATAGTTTTGTGCATTTCCATCTAGTGCAAAAGAACCTGCTTCTTCTACCCCATGAACATTAGTAATTATACATTCGTTAGTACTTTCATTACCCACAACAGGCAGAAGATTTGAGGCCACGAATTCTCTCATTTCTCCATCCGTACCAGTTACGCCTACATTAATAACTGTGATATCTGCAGATATTGACGATAATTTATCAACCGAAGATACTTCTCCACTTACAATAATGGCAGGTGTTCCCACTACAGGAGGACCGGCAGAATAATTTGCAGATGGCCCAACCAATTCTTGGGATATGGTTTCTCCCTTGGTGAAGTGTTTATTATCAGTAACTGCAACAGTGAGTTTAGTTTGGTAAGCCTCTAATGCCGCTAGGTTATCTACTGAAGTAATACCCGTATCAATTTGTTCATCACTATATTCAAAGAGAGAACAAGTCAATTTATAAACAGGTAAATTAGATAATTGATAGAATGGCTGTTCGTGTTCTACAAATGTAATTTCAAAGAATGAATTAGATAAAGGTAAGAATATTAAATCACCTTCCTGAGGTCTTACAGTAGATATAGAATTATTATATAAACCTATTATTTTTTCCCACTGACGTTTAGAGATAATAAAGTTTGCCTCATCCCTAATTTCTAAACCAAACTTCTGGTATAGGTCACCAGCACCTTCAAATCCATCTTGATTTTCTATATATGCCTCAATCAGATATGCATCATTAAAACTTCCAGCAGGATCCTCTCCTAGAATATTATCTCTATCAGCTAAAGTCCTAGGGATATAATAGACATCTTGCCCAAAAATTTTGAGTGATTCAATGACCAGGTCTTCATACAGATTTTGTTCTGATCTGACTGCCTGACTGAAATATACATTTCTAGGCATCTTTTACCCCGTATAGAAATCGACTGGTTGTTCCCAATTCAATCTGACTTCTTCAGTTAATTTTTCTATGTCTTGTTGTGCATCTTCATAGATTTGTCGACCATTAAACTGAACTCCACCCGGCATAGTCATACCTTCAAATTTTAATAAGTTTTGACCCCATTGCTGTTTAATAAGTGCAGTCGCGTATTTCTTTAAGTAATAATCATTATACACATCAGTATATGTATTAGGATCAATAATTCTATAACACTCAACAACCAAATAATGACCTATTGCAACTTCGGCTGACCAATCCATGTCAATTCGTAATTGATTTTTATGTCTTTCAAATGATATATGTTTATCATCAGAATCCATTATTCTATCTAATAAAGATAACCATTGTTGAGTCATTTCATAATCTACCAATGAACCTAAAAATCCGAGATTATATACATCATTTAAGTGTATCTGATACTTGACATCAAATAAACTGTTAGTTGACTTAGTATCTCTTAATGGCATTACACGAACAACATCAGTTACCAGATCATTAATTGCAATGTATCCATTGTCAATGTCTGTTTGGGTTACTTCGTGTTTTAGATATACCTTCTCAATAGCATCACTGTGATATGCTTGATAAAATTGTAGAGCTTCATCAACTCTATCCTCTACTTGATCATCATCCACATTAATCTCAACCACAGGAGCTCCTAAACTTCTGAGGCAGTAATCTATAAATGTTTGTCTTGAATTTGGTTTTGCCATAGTACTATTTATACTCTCTAATCTAGTGCTCTACTTTCCCTTGAAGGCGCCATTTCTTTTGCAGTAATTGTATCTGCAATTTGTTTTTTCATTGTTGTTAATCTAGGTTCTGGATCTGGTATATCATCTACAGTTTGATCGGGTCCAGCAATCATTTCTTTTATCTCATCTGTAAATGCAATAACTCTTCCAAAGTCATTTTCTAACCAACTAACCACATCTGCCTTTACTACCTCGGGTTCGGCAATAAAATCCTCTTTAGTATGGTCTCCTGTTATATGGTGTATTCCATGCAATAGAGAAGTATGCGGATTTTTAGTTCCAATATACTCCCATTTTACACTAATAATAACACCGTTTTCATCCCATATAATTTGTGGGATATTCCATGTATACGTTACTTCACTTATTGTAGCCATTAGTAATTTGTTCCTGCATTTGAATCGTTATCTGAGAAAGTATGTTTTGGTCCCATTGTAAAAGACAGTACTGTAGTTGAAGGGGTTGTTCCTCCCATAGAAGTACTCCAGGGATAATTAATTAACATCATTGGTCTTATATAAACCGTTCCTCTATCCATTTTATTTCCATCTGATTGTCCATTTCCTTGCCAACCTTTCAATGTAACGTCAAGTTCTGTTATAGTACCTGTACTAAAAGTTGACGAAGATGCCAGATTATATTGATATGTTCCAATAGCATCATGGTTCATAAAATTAAAACTTGCATCATATCCGATACATCCTACATATTGAACTGCAGTTCCCGCAGTGTTATTTGCATGTTGGAAAAATGATGCAGACAACCCGTAAACTTGGCCTAATGAATAAGGAATATATACATCAGGAATCCAGGTGACATATCCACTAAGGGTAAGACCAGCATACCAACTAGAATTCTGGCCATCTTGCATAGAAACTGAATAACCACTTATTTGACCTCCAGTACCGGTACCAAAATTAGTGTAATACCTAGGTAAGTGATGCCAATTATCACCTCCTATATTAATCATATCCTGTACTTTTGCAGTGACTCTGCCGCCAGTATTAATATAATGATTGTTCCCACCACTCTGAGTAATATTACCTTCAGTAGTAAAATTACCACTATTATCAATAGTTGACCTTACCACACCAGCTGGCATAAATTTAATATCGTTACCTGAACACCCTATTTCTGCAGTTCCGCTTGGGTCTTTAAATTCTATTGCTGCAATTCCATCCGTACTTTCAAATCTTGCGACTACGTTAGTAGATCCACTACTAACATGAAGTGTTTTCTGTGGTGAATTTTCATTAATACCTACATTACCACCTACTGCAATATGTAATCTATCATTTATATTACTGTCAAGAGGTACACCATTACCATCTGCATTATCTGGTGTCATAAACCTTATAGGTGCATAACTTGACCAAAGAGACATCATTTCACTGCCACGATGGTCGTAAATTAAACCACCTCTAACACTATTTTCATAACCAAAAAGCATACCATATTGAGAGTCTCCACCTGATGTCCCATCTATCCAGTTGCCGTTAAGATGAGATAAATATATTCCCTGTGATCCATTATTATTGTAATCAGTATTTACACCAAAATAAGTTTTTACAACACCTGTCGATGTTGGTAAATCATAATCACCGGCCTTCTTATTAATATGCATTAAGAAATTTGGGTCAACATTATTAATACCAACATGACCTGTAACAGCCATGACAATGATTCTGTCGTCCGGAGTTCCGCCAGAATTTGTTGTAGTTCTAAGTTTTAAATCACTGCCAAATGCTTGTACTTCTACTGGGTAATTAGTAGAGTCTGCCATTCTTAATGACATTGTAGAGTTACTATTTAAATCTCCAATCATAGCATAATTATTGCCATCAACCACGTGCAATTTTGCATCTGGAACATGTGCACCAATACCTACAAAACCAGAATCTTTAATAACAAATCTTGTCGTATAAGTATCATTTACCGCATTGGATCCAGCAGACTGGGTACCACTTGCTATTTCAAAACCTTTATCAATAGCTTCTTGAGCTGCCACTCTCCAATTATTATGAGACGCGCTCGTCGTTGCAAAATATAAATCAGGACTTCCCGTTTCTATTGTTGCATTACCGAGTACGTGTAATGGTGTAATTGGGTTATCTCCTGCAAACGGACCTATACCAACATTACCGTTTGACATAATTTTCATCTTTGGTACGCCATAAGCAACACCGAATTGTAACTGGCCGTCACCGTAACCATGGTTACCGGCCGTTGATGTTATGTTCCAGTTTACACCACCAGAACCAGTATTGTTTATATGGAGTGAGGTATTTGTGGCAGCAGTGCCACCAGTAATTTGCATACCGCCCGTATTCACTGCCGTATAAACATCTAGTGTTTTAGAGGGGTTAGCAATTCCAACACCTAGTCTAGGTTGGTTATGATTGTATGCCCCTGCACCTACTAATCTCATTCCTTCAACATAAGATTCAGATGAAGAATCCAATCCTCCTGCTCCTTGAAGTGAGAACACTAATTCAGGAGAGGTTGCACCAGCTCCAACCTTACCATACGTTGCTGCCATTTCAATCTTGGCATTCATATCATCGGAACCAGAATTACTGTCCCAACCTTGTCCTTTAAATTCAAAATGTGGCGGCATATTTACACTATTAGTGGATGCTGCCCCATGTTGTCTAAGTGAGAGATTACCGCTATTATCAATTCTCATTCTTAAACGAGGTGCTTGAGAATTACCACTGGTATAGAAATTCAATACATGAGAATTTCCATTATCAATCATCTCTGATTCTATAATAGAACCTCTTGCAAGAGGATCATTTTCTGTGCCTGATAAATACAGTCTAACTCCAGACCCTTGTGTAGAATTTTGACCTCCAGTAAATATTGCGGCATTATACATCGTGCCACTTGATGTACCTGCAGAAATATGTAATGGAGTAAGTGGAGAATTTTCTCCGATACCAACATTGCCGTTATGAGCTACACTAAGCCCCTCTGTAAGATTACTGCCTCCATCACTAGTAGTAAATAAACCAAGACGAGAATCTTGTGCACTTGGTCCACCTGCTACTCTAATTGCGGCATGAGGTCCATTACCGCCAATTCCAAGTTCCCATGCAATACCTAAATAATCATTGACACTATCTGCACCTGATTTTAAATAAACGATATCTTCACTATTAATTGTTGAACTTGTTACAGAAAGCTTTGCATCTGGAGCAGTTGTGCCAATACCAACATTATGTGAACTATTAATATTAATGTTATTATCACTTATTTGATCAGCAAATCCAATACTAATAACACTACCTTCTGCAATAATATATCCAGATGTATCATTGTCCTGAATGTTTATACGAGCTCTATTTGTTCGTGATTTAACTTGTAAAGCGGGAGGGTTTCCACCTTCTGAATTAATAATTACATTACCAGTTAATCCACTCGTTAATGTTCCAACTTCTAAAGTTGCAGCAGGTGCAGTATTTTTAATACCAACCTTTCCATCAGCATCAATTGTCATATCAACTGCCGAACTGGAAGGAGAGCCATGACCCATGAAGAATTTATTTGCTCCTGCACTCCAAGTATTATCAGAAGCAAGCATAAAGAATGTTGCACCACCTGCGGTATTATTATCAAATGATAAGACAGAACTGTAAGAGGATGTTGTTCCTCCTATAGTGAGTTTTGTATTTGTTGCTGGAGTTACTCCGATACCAACATCACCGGTATTATCAATTATAACATGACTGGCATTATCAGCACCACCTAAATATAATCCCGAATAAGATGATATGTTAGCATTTTGTGAACCACTATTTGCTGAACGTATTTTAATAAATCTGCCGTTAGTGTCGTCAACCATTATCATTGCGCCACTACTATTTGCTGCTTCTAAATCTTTATTAACGGACCATTTATCTCCACTTGACTTATATAAAATTTGAGCACTTGCACCACCAACATTTATACCTGATTCGTTCGCGGCTGCAGCATCCGATGCACCGTGAGCTACTGTAATTATTTTATCTTCAACAGTTAAAGTTGCAGTATTTAAAACAGTTTGTGTGCCATTAACAATTAAGTCACCACCTACTACAACATCGCTATTGAATGTTGCCTTACCTGCATTCGATATATCCAAAGTAAGAGCAGTAACAGTACTACCACCATCATTACCAAGGAATTTAATATCTTGGTTAAGTGTAGGAGAGTAAATGTTAAAGTTACCTGCGCCTGTACTAAAGAACTGCCCAAAATTGACAGTGTCATCCATGAGACTTACTGAACTTCCATCAGCATTTAAAATAATATTTCCTGCAACATCCAAAGTAAGGTTACCAGAAGAAACATCAATTTCATTTGCCGTAATAAACATGTTTCCAGTTTCAAGTCCAGTTGTTGAACTTACGATACCAGCAAATGTAGCCTTACCAGCATTTGACATATCTAAGGTAAGTGCAGTGATAGAACTTCCGTCATCATTCCCTCTAAAAATTATATCATGATTAGTACTAGCACTATGAAAAGTAGTATGGTTTCCATCATTATAAATTCGGAAATCTTGCTGATCTCCGAACCGTACTGCACGATTATCTGATAAATAAATATCATTATTAAATATTGCTGCACCACCATCTGACATATCAAGGGTAAGAGCAGTAATAACAGTACCACCATCATTACCTCTAAATTTTATATCGCCGTCTTGTATTTTCGCATCTATTGCTAGGTTATTGCCGTTATGGTTAAAATTACCAAACCACACTGAGTTATCTTTTAGCATGACGTTACCGCCATCAACATCTAAGATTACGTCACTGGCAGAGTTTAATATCATATTGCCAGATGTGGCAATTTCTGATGCGTTAATTGTAATGGTATCTACTGTGACTTGGCCAAATGTAACACTATCAGATGTTCCGACTGCCTGCCCTATAGAAATGGCACCAGTGGATGAATTATATGTAACTCCTGTACTACCAGATAAGCTCGATCTAGCCCTGGCAGTAGTAAAGAATTGATTACTGTTACCTTCAGTTATATGATTAGTAGTAATATTGGTGAGGTGTCCTGCACCTATAGCACCACTCGCAATTTGAGATGATCCAATTGCTCCAGTTTCTACAAGTGTTTGTGTAATTTTTGTAAGTGCCATAGTACTATTTATACCTTAATTAAGCTTGTTCGGGTGTTTCAAGATCCGCTGGAAGAATATCTTCCATTGAGTCTAGTTCATAAACTAGACCTAAATCAAAGGCTTGTTTTACTTGGGCCTCTTTACCTACTTTCATTGCAATTTCATTATTATTGCAATGTACCATTAGTTGATTACATATATTATTAATTGCTATTCGTGATCGCTCACTAGCAAAGTTTTGAATCAAATTTAATGGGTCTAAGGCTACCGATTTTAAGGCGCTAAGTTCTGTATCGGTAAGTGTTATTTTTAAATCTGCCATTTTTTTCTCCTATTATAATTAACTGATGAGTGCCGCACCTAAAGAGACATGGTCTCCATAAATTCTCATATTAGTGGTAGTGGAGTAAAGTCTCCATTCAACAAAATCCCCTTCTTCTAAATAAAGAATAGTTGACTGTTTTAGATCAAAGTCATGTTGGTTATCTTCCTGATGGCCGCCCATAGTGTATGTTTGGTTTACATTCGACCCATTTAAAAATAGATTGAAATGCATGTAATCGCTTAAAGACGAACCGGTTTTTGCACAATAAAGACTACCATGTAAATGATATTTACCCGCAACTGGAGCTGTAAATCTTCCATTACCTGTATTGAAATTACCCTGGGTATCGTAACAATTTAAGTGGCCCGTAGACCCTTCGGTTAAATTTACTCCTATATATCCACTGCCACCATGGGCAATACCACTTCTGATGATAGCCCAAGAGGCCGCTTGCCCATTTAACCATTGTGAAGTGTTTCCTCTAGCAAAAAATCCTGGTTGTCCTTCAGCTCTAATACTTCCTTTACTTATAAAGTCTCTTGATACTGCTTGTCCTGGTCTAGTTTCTAAATTTACAGCTGCTATAGTTGTTCCACTTCTGCTGTTATTTACAACAGGTGTTATTGGGTCTATAGAACATTGCTCATCTCTATGCGTTACATAAGCTCGTAGATTACCTTGGGTGCCAGTTGCTTGTCCAAACTTAACTTGGAAATAACCAGTTGCTCCAGATCCGTTTGGTGTAATAATTCTAGCTTCTGTAATGTGAAAACTATTATGAGCAGAAGATGCCTTTAAATTAATATATGAATCCCATCCATAATAGTATGATGTTCCATAGTGAGAACCAATATCAAATTCCATATTACCATGGTGAGAACTAGAAGGGGAATAAATTGCATCCCAGAATAATTTAATTGTTGCAATATTTCTGCCATAAGGAACTGCTGCAATATCTACCCAATCTCCAGCACTTGCTCCTAAACCATTAGAGCTACTATAACCCGCACTCCTAGTTGAGCTGAATTGTAGAGTTCCAACTTCCATCCTGTAGTCATCATGCAGGTTAAGTAATGTTTTGCCATTCCCATGATTAACTTGAAATACTCTTGACGCAGTATTGTTATCTGCATCAACAGTCATAACTATAGATTCTTTGGCTGAAATCTTTTGTCCATCTGCTCTTTGGAAATGTAGACCTTCAATATCTAATTTTGCAACTGGTGTTGTACTAACATCAAATTGTAGATACCTATCAGTTGCTGTTGTATTAGCCTTAATTGAAAATTCATCATTATTATTACTGTGACCAAAGTTAAGTGCAAGTATTGAAGATGAACCACCTAGGATACTTACTTCTGTATTGTCATTATCCTCGAAAACAGCCACTGAATTTGTAGTTGCAGTTCCACCACTACTTGCATTCCTAACATGAAGTTTATTAGTTGGGGTACAACCAATACCAACTTGGCCATTATTTTTAATTCGCAGTCTTTCAACACCGGCAGTAGTACCCAAAAGTAAATCCCCAGTACCACTTCCAGAAATACCAAAATCATCAGCATCACCGCCATTTATTGCCCAGTCGCCTGAACCAAAATAAGCTCTAGTAGTACCACCTTCAGCAAATCTTAAGGCTGGATGGTCTCCTGTTCTGTTGATTTCAACAATGCCATCAACTTCTAATGCCTCGCCGGGTTGATCAGTACCAATACCTACTCTATTATTTGCACCATCAAGATGCATAATTTGTGTATTATAAGAGTAGAATCTCATGTGTCCTGCACTACCGTTTCCAGAGGTTACTTGGAACTCCATATCTCTTATAGAATTCATATAAATTGCAGCATTAGCATCTGTATTTTTTAACTGTAAAGTACCATCAGACTCTATAATACCATTAGAAGACCCATTTGTTCCAGTATTTCTAAATCTAATTGTTCGTGATGTATTTGAAGTACCATCTACTCTAAATGCTTCACCATCGGCAAAAACATTAAATTTAGAATTCATGGCACCGCCACCCAATCCATGGTTAATACCAATGTTACCATTGGACCCGACTATATTAATATAATCATTACCACTGTGACCGGCAAATGTCATGCCATCGCCATTAACATCTCGTAATTTTAATCCACCTGCTCCGGACATATATTCCAAAGAGCCGTAAGTAGCATTATCACTACGGTAAAGTCTTAATTCTTTACCAGCCTTAACTGCAACATCACCACCCGCTTCAATAACCATACGTTCTTGAGCATTTGTTGCAAGAATTAAAGGATGTGCTGTACCGACTTCTAAGAAGGCCTTACCACTTGAAGAAGCTGTTAAGTCTACAGAAGTAGTACCATTTGTAACACGTGTTATGGCTGAATTATTTGAAGTATTACCTATCTGGAGTTGAATTCCTGAGGACGAACCGGCGGTTCCGATACCAACATCACCAGCATCAGTGATAACCATTGGTCTTGTATTATCGGTTACATTTCTAAAATATAGATGACTATTAGTTACACCTGTTGAACCACCGCCGATAGCAAATACTTTATTACCTTGCGTGTTCTCAAATAAGATATGAGCTAGATCGCCTGTTGCTGTAGCACCTTTAATATGTAATTTGCCATCAGGAGAGGTTTCTCCGATACCTACTTTGGTGCCTTGTATAACCATGGCATTTGTTTCACCATAATTACTAAAACCAATAGTACTTGTATATGGACTACTGGATGTTCCTGTTACGGTAATAGCATTAAAGCCACCACCATAGGTATTACCAAGAGGAGCGGCCTTAATTGTTACTACTCCAGAATTTTTTAGAATAGTTGTTCCTAGTACAGTTAATTCATTACCCACGTCTAGATGGCCTGAAGTTACTATTGCTCCAAGTCTGTCTACTGTTAAGTGTGTAGTAATTCCTGCATTTGTAGTTGCTGCAGTTCCTAATTCTAATTTATATCCTGTTCCATCATATCTAAAACCAACACCTGCATGTTCTCCACTAGTGCCGTGGTCTTTTAATACTAATCCACCATATGTTCTATTGGCTGTATTAATTTGAACACTCGACATTATAATTTTATTACCCCAATCAGAGGTAGAAGTGCTGTTTACTCCTTTAATTTCTACATGGCCACCTGTACTTTCTATTTTAAGGTCACCATCTCCAGCGTCTTTAATATAACTATTAGAACCATCATGATAAATCTGTAAATCAGCATTATCACCTGCAATCATTTTTACGTTATCTGGTAGTTCAAATTGCCCAAACATTCTTAGTGGATGAGAGAAAATAAATTTATCATCTGATGCTCTCCAATATAAAGAGGCGTCATTACCTGCACTAACAGCATCTTGGATAGTAATACCTGCGCCGTCAGCTGAACCCGATGTATCATTAGAAGCATGATAATTAAGGACTACATTTTTATCTTCTACTTGTAGAGTAGCAGTATTTAAAGTTGTTGTACTACCTTGAACGTCTAAATTACCAGCTACTGTTAAATTATTTGTATATACGTTTCTACTTGTATCTGAAAGAGTGTTTCCACTTACTGAAATGATTCCAGTAAAGTTTGTTCCACCTAGGGAATTACTATTACTTGCTGTACTTACTATTGCTGCACTTGAAGTAAACCCACTAGGAAATGTTGGGATACCTGTGTTATTTAAATTAATTTGGATAGTACCATCTGCAGATGCAAGATTAGGAATATTGGCAGCATAAAGAAATTTTGCCCTACCGGTATCTGACATATCAAGTTCCAATGCAGTAATGGTACTTGTTCCATCCTTCCCTTGGAAATAAATATCCTTATCGGAAATTAAATTTCGTATATTTAAATTTTGACCATTAACTGATAATAGACCGATATCAGTACCGGCATCTGCCAAATAAACATTTGATCCGTCAGCATCTAATTTTATATCACCTGCAACGTTTAGTACTAGATTTCCAGATGTCTTTAAAATATCTCCACTAACGGTTAAATTATTATGGACTATAGTGCCAGTATTTGTAGCATTTAAATAAACAGTACCACTACCATTTTTAATTGCTACTGCATTTGTTCCTGTTTCTAAATAATGAGAATTTGAACTAAAGGTTAACCTTGAACCTACAGTAGTATTACCAAATGTTGGTGTAAGAGTAGTTCCCAAATGCGCTGTAGTAATATAGGAATTAGGTATTTTACCAGTATTTAACTGCCCATTACTATCAATGAGTTCTGCCAGTCTTCTGTTTAGTGTATATGCCATATTTCTATTTATACCCCATCCACGTGATCTTTAACTGCCTTGGGAGTATTGTCTACAACATCTTGCGCAGCTGCTCGATCGAGTTTATCTTTTGTTATTAATGGATTCTCTATTGTTTCTACAACCTCTT